CCGTTGATGTCAGGGTTGATTGAACGGGTGTATTAGCCGTGCTGTCCAAGGCCAAGGCTGCACTGATGGACGTGGTCAAACTCGCGGGAGCCGTCCCGGATGAGGCAACGCCGACATCCAGAGTCGTACTGCTGGCTCCTGCGATACTGTGACATTCACGCACGTCCATGATTTCATAGTCCTGATCCGCGACAAAAATACCGATGTCGGCGGCTTCTCCGGCTGAAATCGTATAGACCACATGCACCGGGGCGAGTTTGGCAATCGCTTTAATTCCCATAATTCCTTCTTTCTGGCGAAGTGACGGAGGAGAGGCCAGCCATGTTTAGACCTCTCCCCCCACCTACTCAGTTTATGATTCTGCTATGTCTTCGATTTTCGCCCCAGCTGCCGGGTTGTCACTCAGCAGTTGTCCCTGCCAGTACCATGCCACCTCAAAGGTCGAGTTAGCAGTCTGACGGAAGAACGGGGTGCCATCAAAGACTTCCGACACCGGACGGGGCACCGCATTCTCACCGTGGCCGATGTAGAAATGCTTGGTGTCCATCCCGATAATGGTATTCGCCGCGAAATACGGCTCCACATGCCACGGGTTGCCGCTGAAGCGGTAGATCGTGCGGCCATCACCGCCATCTTTCCCCTTCTGCTGCGATCCGCCGGAACGTCCCACCCCCACACTACCGTCAAACGCTTTCGGTGAAGCCATGGCGAAGTATGTGTCTTCGCGCAGGAGTTCGTGATAGCGCCGGATGATGGCGAGATTGGAAATGTAGGCGTTCAGTTTACCTCCGCCCTTCTCACGGACGGAATCCTCAAGCTGAATGAGAAGGTCTTCCGTAAGCGCACGGTTGGTGCCACTGTTGTCCAACACAATAGACTTCCAGAACTCATTCCCCGCTGTGCTGCGGTTAATGTTGCCAAAGTTCCCAGAGGGAGGATTGGCGTCATCAATGATTCCCAGAAGACCATCCGTGTGGTAAATCGCCCCGGATTTCGTCGTGTTTTCAATGCAGAAGAAATCTCCGGCAGCGGTGCCGCTGGGCGCAGACCCACTGATGGTGACGGTGCGATTCTGCACATCAATCGCGGTGACTGTTCGGGACGCCGCCTTGTCCGCATCGTTGTCAGAGGCGTCAATCAGGTCCACGGTCATCCCCAGATCAATGCTTGGGAGCGCATTGACGGTAATGGTGGTCTGATCATCTGTCGCTGGCATGATCGCCAACTTGCCGAGGCCATCCGAAATCAGATCGGCGTTAATGAGCTTCAGGATACGTCGGCGGAAGCCGCCTTCCATCATCTTCAGGGCCGTCTGGAACGCAAACTTTGAACTCCTCGCGTCCTGAATGAGCTTCCACGACATGTTATACAGCCCCGCAAACTCTTGGAGGCTGAATGACGCCTCGGTCGTGTCAGGATCGATGTTCGACGGTAATGCACCGCCTTCCGCCATCCCACTCCACGCACCGGGGTTCTTCACCATGATGGGCATGATGAACTGCCCTCGTCCACCAAGGGGCTTCTTCATCTTCTGGAACATATTCCAGCAGACCACCTCTTGATTCACAAGGTACTGCACCTGATCCACCCCATAGGTGTATTTCAGGGCTTCAATTACATCGGTGGTACTTGCCATAAGTGTGTCTCCCTAAAGGAGCCTACTCAGATGGTAAGCCCGGATTGATCATGGGCCACAGTTCATCGGCTCGTGCCTGCGGAGACTTGTACCCGCCGGTCTTGCCGTCCGCAAAAGATACTTCCCCTCCCTTTCCGGGGAATGGAGATTTCGCTTTTGCGGCAGTGGCTGCTTTCCGATCCATGTCACGGAATCCCTTTCGCATGGTATCGAGTCGTTCTCGCACCATGGTGGGGTATTCCGTATTCAGGTCATTCCCTTCATGTGAGTAATACACATCCTGAAGGTAATCATTGACCCATGGTTCATCGGGCAACCCTTGGTCATCACGCACTTTATGGAAGCGGCTGCTGAGTTCCGCTTCTGCCGTCTTATTGGACTGCTTTCCCAATCCCTCCTTGAGCGATTTGTATTCCTGATACATGCGCGTCAAGGCTTGATCACGCTGTTGGATCGCCGTATTCAACGGGTTAATCCCCTCGTTGATAATGCGTTCCATCAACTGGGCGGCAGTGGGTCCGTCCAGATAGGACATCCCCCGCAACTGGTCAAGCAACTGGGTCTGGGCTTGCTGCCCCTGTGTACCCTTCTGCTGCTGCATCTGTTGCGCGTAGTGCTGCAACTGCTGCTGCTGCTGTTGGGACTGTTGCTGTTGCTGGGCCTGTTGCTGTTGCCAGTTCTGTTGCTGGGACTGAAAATCCCGGCGTTCATCGGCTAGTGCCTGCGACTTTTTCGTGAACTCAGCCTGAACTTCTTTGGGCCATGCTCCGGTAGCTTCTCCTTCAGTATCAATGGAGGCATCAGGGGTGCCCTCCGTATCTGGAGCAACCTCTTCTACCTCAGTCAATTCATCTGTCATCTGTCCCTCCGAGTGGTCTGCGAGTATCCCACGATGTGTTCATCTGCCGATGAGTATCGGGGGATGTATTCGTGTCCCGTATTCTTCCAAGACATCTCTGCCCATTATGGGGCTGGAAGGAAAAGGAAGTCAAGATGTAGTAGGGCATCCTGACCCTACTACTCCCACTTGCGCTATTTATTCTGTTGGGTCTGGGCCATCGCTTGCGCCAAGGCTTCCGGGGCTTGAGGGGCAATCTCCTGACTGGCCCTGAATTGGTCAAGCGCCATGTCAATGGCTTCCGCTGCCGCTTTCGCCGCCGCCTGTTGTGCCGCTTGCGCCACCGCGCCCTGAATCTGCTGCTGTTGTGCCCCATCTTCCCGCTTCTGAGAGGCGTCCACCAGTAATTGACGGCATTTGTTCCAGAAGCCTACAAATCCTTCCTGAATCTGGGGACTCGCGCCCAAAAATTCCATCGTTGCCATCTCAGATTCCATTTCGTCCATCACGACCCGCAGATTCCAGAACGGCATAGGGATATGTTCCGGGAGGGGAGCCCCTTCCCAGAGGCGTTCCACCAATGACATCGCCAGCTTGCGGTATTTGGACTCAGAGGCTTCACGGCCCGTATCGCCCATATCCAAGTCTGCCGCAATCTTTTCCTTGTCAATCTTCCCGGTGCGCTCGTCAATATACAGCACACTCAGTGGAGACTGGAGATGTTCGCGGATACGGGCTTCTCTCAGGGCGCGGAGTTCGGGAATCAGGCTTCCCCGTTCGACGGTAATGGAGAAATCTGTTCCCGCCCGAAGAATCTCCGAGGTCTGGAAGATGAAGACCTCATCCTTCATGTTGGGGTTTGTATAGTGCAGGGTACGGAAGGGGGGATAGTATTCCTTCACCCGATTCATCCGCATTTCCTTCACTTTACTCATCCGTTGCCCGATATGCTGATAGAGATTTCCCCATTGGGAATCAAGGATTTCCTGTAGCATCGGCACCGCCATCGGGCCGCGCATCTGCCCCATACCCTTGCCGTCTTGGAACAAATCCACCCCACCCGCAATCTCCCGCATGAGCTTGATAGTTAAATCAATGGATTGCATAAACCAGCCGGGAAGTTGTGGAGGGTCACGCCGCTGCACCATCTTGACCCCGGCTTCATTCAAGCCATGTTCGATAGGAGCCGGGTAATCCACGGGAATGTCCTCCCGTTTCAGGGCCGGACCCAAGAGTTCGTCCCCATAAATCGATGCATTGGCCTGTTCCCCCAACTGGGAAAGGCGTTTGTTCAGGAATCGCTGGGGAGCAATCAGGTCACTGACGTAATCACCGCTCCAGAATGAGGCCACCGTGGGAGTCCAATGGAAATCCACCAGTGGAATAAACCCATAGGGATTCTCTCCATCATGGAGAATCTGTTCACCCGGAATGAACGCTGTATATTGCCCACGGGGATGCTTCTCGCTCATCGGCTGGTAGCGTTCCACCACCACCGCAAAGTCCGGGTCGTTCTGGGTCCGGGTGCCCTGAATGCGTGGAATCAGGTCTTGGAGGTGCGTTGACCCGGTTGGGTCCCCAAACTGTTTAATGTCAGTTGAGAGAATCCGTACCTCTCCGCTGTCCTTGACATTCTCAATCGTCGTCTCGTTCAGGTCATAGTTCGCTTCCATCCATCCCAGCGTCCGAATTTTTGCGATATAGACGGCTTGGTCG